TAAGTTATGAAATTAAAATGCTTACTCACCGCCAACGTTTCCGAACCGCCGGGGTTTGCCGTGATGTCATTGATGGTGACATTCACCCGCGCCGTTGTTGTGAACTCACCAACCGATGTGGCCGCCAGTGTTGAATTGCCGGTGACGTCTAATTTTCCCGTGACGTCGGTGTCACCAGTGACATCCAAATCATTGCCTACCGTTACATCATTTTCCACCTCAACATCAACAACACCTAAATCAGTAATATTAGTAGCGCTTAAAGAAGCACGACCATCTAATGAACCCGAACCAATGCTAAACACTGGATCAGCGGGGACACCCGTATCGGTATTTGTGATGGTTATAGTCTCCTTTGATATAGCAAACCACTCACCGTCCCACTCATCAGAATTGGCAATAAATCTACCACCAAGCTGCACCCAGTTCTTACCCTCAAAGATTAAGCGAGTCATAAAGTGGTGGCTACTAAAAATGTTGCCCTCGTACTTTTGGATTGGCTTATTCATTAATGTAAGGAACTCATTTGCAATAAGTCGCTGCGCTGTAATATAGCTGCCGCTGTTGCCTTCTCTCCATCCCGTTGTAAGCGTGTAGACAAGACCGTTTTTGAAGTACAAACTACCTCTATTTCCACTGCCATCAAAAATCTTAGTAGCACCAAGATCATAAACCAAGCCGCTACCTATATTTGAGTTGGTAACCTTTGCCTCTACAAAATGCCCGTTGTTTCCGTTCATTTTATTTATGCTATACGTTCTTGTACCCCAATAGCTTTCATTGTTTGTATTTAAAGTCCGAGTCACTCCCGATTTGTTCACCCATCTATCACCATTGAACTCAACGGTAACATCTCCGTCTTGAGGAAGTGTTGGCGTAATAACGTTAAAGCTCGCACTATGAAACTCAGAGTAGGGAGGAGAGTATGGTGATTGTACTTGCTCAATGAAAGGCCCTACTATTACCTCATAACCACTACCCGCTTGCGTAGTAGTCCAGCTTGCGTTGCTTGGTGTTAATCCAATATGGTTACGCTTTAAGTAGTAAGTTGTTGTACCATCATCTAAAATCACATCAACTTTAATGATGTAGTATATTTTAATGTTGTTGACGTTCGTGTTTATCTCAAGCTCAACCTCGGATTTAAAGTTTATCTCCAACCAGTTTTGTGGCTCATCCGTAGTAAACCCTAAATCTATTGTTGGTTGCGAGGTTTGGTTGCTAATGATACCCGCGTAGCTCACGTCACCCTCATCGGTAGTGATTTGAGTTTTATTTACTGCGGGGAGGAAGTTAAAGATATTACCAGCCAGGCGAGCCTTGTTGCTTGTTTGGTTAAGTGTCTTATCTCTCGTTACACTTTCATAGCCTATAAAGTTGCCGTTGGCTTTGTAACTAAACTCCTTAAAAGCGCTACCATTGCGCTGAAACACTTGCTCCGCTCGGTAGCTACCATTGGAGAAATAAAAGCGCATACCAAAGGCCTTACATACGTTTGTGAGCACATCGTAGTACGACGCCTTTCTTATATTACCATCTGCATCAAATTCGTGGAAAACATCCACATCAATTGCAGTAGAATCTAAAGGGTTGTTTGAAGCGCTGTAAGTTTGTTGCTGGCTCCACCAATCGCTTATTACTTTGAGCGCTGGCCATTCGGTAGGGAATATGCTGTGGCTGTAAGAGCTGAATATAGCATTGCTAAAAATACTCGTTATTGATGACCTAAAGCGAAGCGCATCTACATTCTTGAGCTTGGCAATACCATCGTTTGCTTCTATCTGCAAAACGTAAGGCTCCGCAGCATCCTCTATCTTTACAATGTCTTGTAGGATGTAGCCACCCCAAAAGAAGTCAAGGTACACAAGCTCTTCCTCATCAGGTGAAAAGTTCATCACTAAGCCATCATCCGATACCTTTGAGGTGTTGTACCACTTATCAGAATCTTGGCCATCGTATTGGCCTTTCCAAATCTTAACGTAGTAGCGGTTCTCTTGGTAGTTCTTAAAGTCAGTCTCAAAGGCTCTTGTTGCAGCATCCTTGATATACATACCAAAGGAAACACTTGAGCCAATAACGGGGCTGTAAATGTTGTCGGTTTGCCCCGAGTAGTTCAGCTCAAAGCCGCCACTCGTTACGTTGAACCTATCAGGATCATTGCCCGTGTAGTCTTCATCCCATATCTCTATCAAGTAGAAGTTTCCGTGGTCGCTTCTAAATTCACCGTATAATTTTGGGTTTGCCATTAGCCTCCGATTCCGCTTAGTCTATTTCTATTTCTTCCAGCACGCTCACCCGATAGCAATATATCGGAGCCAAGCAGTTTTCCAAATATCTCAATGCCTCCCGAAGTGTTACCGGTCATCCCGCCGCCGTTAAATCCAAATCCACCACCGCCTTGTAATAAGCCACCAAACAAATCACCAAAGCCCATTCCCGCTTTGCCGAACATTGCTTGGCCAGCCATATTGGTTCCACCAAATGCAATGGTCAGTATTGTAGCAAGTATTGCAGCAGCGGCAGCAGTAGCAAGTAATTGTGCTGCCATCATCTTGAGCTGATTAACAAAGGCCTCTCTAAAGTTTCCGAGGCGCGTCTCGCCTTCTTCTAATGGTGCGAAGGCTGCCTCAAAGGACATTCTCAACACTTCGCCAACCATTATAAACTCATCCCTAAATACGCGGAACTTGTCAATGGTATTTCTAAAGCTATGGTCAAAGGTATCGCCAAAGTTCTCGGTAGTTTCCTCAAGCTCCTCAAGCTCCATATTGACCTCAGCAAAACCTAATAAGTGTGCAAGGTTTCTGCTTGTGTCTTCTCCAGGATTAAAGGCTTTGTCTATTTCGTGGCTTACCTTTTGAAGTGTAGGGAGCAGCTCTTGAAGTTTGTTGTTGTATGCTTCAACGGCTTCTCTTTGTTTCTTTGCACCCTCTTTAGCTTGAGTTTGCATTGCATCAAACTTATCAGCCCAAGCGGTAACGCTCGGCAAGCCATTGTCAAATTCAGTATTCAACCCCTCAACCTCTTCTTCAGTTTCTCCAAATAACCCCAATAAAGCCTTAAGTGGATTGGTCACTAAATCTACACCAAACTTAGTGATGTTAAAGTAAGATTGTACAGCAGTGAATAATCGCTTGTAGCCTTTCTCTTGGTCATCAAGAATAAAGTTGACGGTGTCAAGACCGCTAATGGTTTTATCAAGGAAAGCGGAGTATACGGGTAGCAGCTTCTCGCCTACTTCAGTCTTCAGGTTAGTGATTGAAGCGCGCTGCTTGTCTATCTTCATTGAAGTAGTTGTAACGCGCTCGCCAACCTTCTCGAACTCATCTTCCATTATTTGACCAACGGCAGCAGCCATAGAGCCAAGCTCTTTGGTCTTTTCTTGCAGCTCAATAGTAGATATACCAAGGTTGTCAAGAATCTTAACCGATTCTCTACCCAAACCAGTAACGAAGGAGTCAACCATATAGTCAACACTCTCACCCGTGGCTTGTGCTCTACGCTGTGCAAACTCCAAACCTTTTGCAAGTACATCCATAGGGATGCGGAAGTTTTCAGCCCTTACAGCCGTCTGCATCAGCTTTAAGTCATCAACGGTGCCCGCTGTGGCTTGTCTAAGGTTGTCAAGAAGCGTAGGGTCATTGAGTCGATTAAAAGCCGCCTCAACGCCTTCCATCTTTGAAGCAAGCTCAACGGATTCAGCAGCAAACTGCTGGATGATATCAATTGCAAAGGAAGCGCCAATCACTCCACCTAAAGCACCAAAACCACCGCTTAATTTTCTTAAGCTGTGGTCGATGTTGCCCATTGCACCGCGGAACTGCTTTAAGTCCGCGCCAATCTTAAAATCTATATCCGTACGGCTCATTTACCAAACACCTTTTTAATTGCCTCTTGCACCTCTTCGTATGTTGCAGCCTTATGTACTCGCTTGTTGCCATCCCAAGGGAAAACAACCAAGTCTTTCGGGCCTAATCTTTTCTTCGTATGTGGTGCAATGTTTACCGCTGCTTGCCACCTCGTGGTTTCCCATACCAATTCAGTCTCATACTGAATGCGGTTTTGGAAGCCCTCTCTTTTGTTTTGGAATTGTCGCGGAGTCATATTGTAGAACTCCTCAACACTCATTCCCATCTCACCCAAACCTATCGCTTCCAGCGCATCCCAATCAAGAGATTCCGAGGCTTGGGCGTTTACTTTTTTTCTTCAGCTCCTGGCTTCACAAAGGAGGCAACAAACAATTCCATACACTGCTGAATGATACTCATATCCTCATCAAGCAAATCGGCAATGTCATCAGCGCTGAGATCGAAGGCTTGCTTCTCTGCTCGTGCACCGTCTTTCATTCCCGCCCATACTAAATTGATGGCGTGGTCTATGCTTATGTTTTCTCCTATCTTTTCAAGCTCTTGCAATCCAATGCCGCTGGCATTGCAAAACAATCTTAATGCATTGAACCCGTACTTTACGGGGTATGTCTTTTCGCCTACTTTTATCAAGTTTGTTTCCATTGTTGTGTGTGATGTTAAAATAGGGAGGCCGAAGCCCCCCTACTGATGTTATGATTGAGTCCCTTGAGTTAAGACACCCGTTCCTTGGAACGAAAAGCTAAAAGTGGCATTGTCCTCCACTCCAGCATCCGTAGAAAACTCAGTGAAGAAACCACTACCAGTGTAGTATTTCTCGTCAGTTGCTGCTGAACCAAACTCAATAGCTACCGCAGCGCGGGTGCTTAAAAGAGTGTAAATTTCATCAGGTGTTGTTTTCCCGGTTTGGTTATATACTACCAAACCCTCACCCGATAGAGTCCACGATTTTTGACCTTCCAATACTTCCATCCAGCCAGCGCTGTCTTTAGTGGAAATATCACGAGTTGCCATTG